ATGAGTACAGGAAAATATACTATTGTTGCAAGAGATTCTTATAATATACCTTATTATTATATGGTATTGGCTTACACTGAAGAAACAGCACGAGAAATGTTTGATGAAGCTAATACAGGAAAGAAAATTGAGTATTGCTATCCAATGCTGAACGATGTCACATATAGCACGGTGAAACAAATTACACCTGATGTGTTTGAAGTTCGATAAGGAGCGTTATCGCATGCTAAGACTATATTTTACCTCATTGCATTCTTGTCCTCTTGCATCGTTGATGAACTGTATAAATTTAACGGAATTTTAGCTGACAAAACCATACTATTGTGGTATTGTATCCTCATAGCCGCGCTCCCCACTTCGCGCGGTGCACGCTGCCCTCGTCCGTTATTCACGGACGGGGGCAGCAACCTTTTTGCATAGATGGCATTTTTATGGTATACTATAAATAAGAAAATGCTAAATATGGAATTGTGTCAATGTGTAAAATGTGAAATTTGATCTGGACCACATAAAATTGTTGAACTTTTCAAGCGACTGACATATAATATGTTGTACCGAGGTAAACATCGGTAAGATTATGTGAACTCATACTAACCCAAGAAAGGAATAGGTGAACATCATGACATCAGGAAGGTCTAATATGGTGTATATTGCTGGTCAAAGAAAGAACCCGGAGAAACCTATTCCGGTTATTTCAAAAGAACGAATCCGAGAAGCACAGGCGTTTGCAGATAAATTGAAAAAGAGCAAATGATTGATGCGTGCTGGGAAAAATTCACAAATAAACTTGCAGGGTTGGCTTTCAGATTTGAGGTCAACCCTCTTTCTTGTGGAAATCCAGAACACTTTGTAGAGTATATCCGATTTTGCGCGATTTCAGATAACAAAGCGGGTCGGTCTGTAACCCATGTTCTTTTGAATAAAGAAAAGGAAGTTATTGTTGGCTACATCAGTTTGAAAGCATCATCTTTGCTTACGGAGATTGAGGTGCGTGGAAAGCAAGTCTGGACTGGTGAGCCTGCTTTAGAGATTGCGGAACTTGCTGTACATAAAAACTATGAAAGGCAGGGCGTTGGCCGAGCCTTAATAGATATTGCTATCACAGTTGCAACACAAACAAACGACATCATATTGGGCATTCGACATTTGGTGCTAGCTGCGGACCCTAAAGCCGTCCCATTTTATGAACGTATGGGATTTTCCCCGATTAGAGATTACTTTCATATACCACAAGACGCTGCAAATGCTAAATGCGTTCCAATGTTTATGCAGCTATATTAAATCAAAAAAGCCCCCGGCCAGGAGAAATCCTGAACCGGGGGCTTTCGTCATATACTATTCGGTTTTGCCAAGTTGTTTCACAGCCTGATTGATGCCCGTGGCCGCAAGGCCGGACACCGCACCCACAGCTGCCGCCGTGATGGGGTCCGCCGCCGGGAACTCCGGCATGCCCGCATACAGGGCTACAAGGCCAAGCACAAGGCCAGTGCCTCCGCAGATGATCGGTATGTACTTGTTGTCCAGCGGTGTGGTTTTCACACCCGTACCGGCGAGATAGCACAGCACGGTGATGGCTGCGACGGTGCCCAGCCCAAATACAGAAATATCCATAATTATTTACCCTCCATCCATTTTTCCAAATCGCTGATGCGGTGGTTCGCTACCTTGATCTGTTCCTCAAGGACAGGTACGCGCCGGGCAAAGTCGTTGTGCTCCCGCACTTCCCGCGTCAGCTCGTCCAGCTTTGTGTCCGTCACAGCCTGCGCTGTGGTGATTTTGTTCTCTGTTCGCCGGGCGGCCGCCGTATTGGTAATCACTACGCCCACCAGAGACAGCAGGCCCGTGATAAGCGCGACGATGATGTTCTCCATCGCCTTACACCCCCAACGCAGTTTTGGCCGATTCAATACGCTGCAGGTATGCACCCGCCTGCTGCTCGGCTCTCTGCGCACGCTGTGTGGCCGTGTCGCGCTCTTTTGTGAGCTGTTCGACCTGAGCTTCAAGCTCGGATGTATCGTCGCCCGAGCCTCCTTGCGCCACGCAGGCCGCGAAGGCGTCGCCCGGGGAAAGCGTCACCAACCGGCAGCGGTCGGCCAGCACGGCGGCGTAACGCTGCACTCCCGCCACGAAGATGCGAACCCAGCTGTATCCGCCGGAGCTGCCCACCTCGGCCTGCACCGGGTAGCACACGCCCTCGGTCAGCTTTCCGCCGTTATGGGACTTGTCCACCGCGTTCACGTCAGGCGCGGTGAACACCTCGCATTTGCCACTTGTTACTTTCAGAAATTTCATGTTGTCGTCCTCCTTGTCCGTTGCATCCGTATAAGTTCCAACCGCGTTTCGAACGCCCGCATAGCCTGCCGGGTCCACCGGCGTGCCGTAGATGTTACGCACTTCAAAATGCGTGTGCGCACCGAAGCTGTACCCGGTGTTTCCCATCGTGCCAAGCGCCGTGCCAGCCTGTACCCGCTGCCCGGCCCGTACACGCAGGCTGCCCGCCGCCAAATGGCAGTAGTAATACTTGCGCCCATCATTTCCGTCAATGCGCACATAATAGCCCCACTGCCACGTCAGGCCACCCGCGCTTTTGGACACGGCACCCGCAAAGCCCACCGTGCCGCCCGCGACGGCATGCACTGTTTTATCGTCGTCCCCCACAAGGTCAATGCCGTTGTGGCTCGGGCGGGCTGCCAGTCGAAAGCCGGAGGTCACCCGGTTTCTGCCTTTGAAAATCATCATACACTTTCCGCCTCCCCGGTGATTTCTTTGTACTGCGCTTCAGAAATAACGCCTTTAAGGACGGCCTGCCGCACCTGCGCGGCCGACCACAAGCCCATGGCGTACCACTTTTTAATGTTGTCGTACATGCTTAACCCTCCAGCATCGTGTCCGTCATTATGGCCGTGTACGCAATCTGCGCCTCCACACGGTCAAGCTGTGTCGGCTCCGGCGCGGGCCGCGCGGCGATCTCTGCCGCCTTCTCCGCCTCTGTGCGTAGGGCGGGCGTACCGTTTGCCAGCTTGTAGTTCGCGCAGCCATCCGGCCCGAACAATGGTAGCGGGAAATAGTTCCCTTGCGCGTGGTGGTACTTATCGCTGTAGCCCTCATCAATGGCCGTCCAACCCGCCGTGTCGGCCAGAAACGCGCTGCTGTTTATCTCCACGATGCGCCCCGCTTCATCCGCACGCACATAAACAATATATTTTTCATCCATACTGTTTCACTCCTTTATAAGTCGGCGCTTGCTGTATAATTATATTTCACAAAAAAATCTGTTGTTATCTCACCTGTGGGAATATAAACACTGAATCCGATTGGCATAACATCGTTCGTTCCTATTTCGATCGGTTTAACCGTAGCGCCAGAAACATTCTTTTGATAAGTGCCATTAAATTCCAGTGTTGGAGCAATTCTCATTGTCACTGGAAAGAAATCCACAAGTTGCAACGCTCCATTATACTGTGTTTGCGTGACTATTCTGGTCCACACGCCTATCGTAGAATAAAAGTACCGCAGACACTCCGACAGCTCCGCCCCGTACCCCTTCGGCACATATGGCGTGGCCACGCTGCCTTTTTCAAGTTTTACCCAATTGATTTTTACCGATTTGTTTTCTTTCAAAAAAACGATTACGTGGCATACATTCTCTTTGATGCAACCGATTTTCACTCCGCCCCAATCCTGCTCTATCACATATGGAAAATCGGAAACGGACGTGTCTATTTTCAATTCCAATTTAGCCGTACCATTCAAAATACCGCTTTCGGTAGAAATAGACGCAGTAACGGTATCGCCAATTTTTATTTTTTCAAGCGGGATAATTTGTCGTAGTTGTGAGCCATATGTGTGAGAACTCCCTGCAGAGGTCACAGTTTGTGAAGCAAGTGTGTACTTTGCTTCAACCAGTTGCCACCGATCAGGCCCGTATCCAATGCCGGTTAGATAGTCGTAAACAGCTTCGCCCCTCTGGTTCACCAGATTCGTGAAATCGCTGTTGTCCAGCAGGTTCAGGTTCGGCATAAACCGTGCCTCCGCCTCAGTTTTTGTGTACCGGTCTGCAATCGCGGCCAGCATCGCCGAAAACCGCTTCTTGATCTTCCCGAACAGCACGGACAGCTTTTCCCCGCTGGCAATGTCCGCGTCCTGTGCCGTTTCGGTGAATGCTACGGTGTTATTTGACACGTCGCTGCGCATCCCGACCAACTCCGTCATCCGCACCTCAAGCTCGCCGCCGGTCAAGACGGTGAGCGGGCCCGCGGCGTTGTCAATGTCCAACGGGTCGGTGGCGTAGGTTTCAGGGGTGGCAAGCTGGTAGGCTACTTGGACGGGTGTGCCAGCTTCTTTTTGGGCGGCGAGGTAGGCTTTCCAGTTCGCCAGACCGCCTTCGTCGCCGGTATAATCGCCGTTTGGGTTATATACTACTGCCGCACCGTTATCAGTAAGCCCGATTTTTCCTTTGCTATATGGCCCATATGGATAATGAGAACACACACCATTGACTCGATTCGCAGGCGTTGGCCATGCGGCGCTATAATCGAGATAAAATATGCCCGCGTAAAGATGCGAAGTTTCCGTCCCATCCAGCTCCACAAAGCCCAAATTGTACGTCACAACGAGCTTTTCAGCGCTTTCGTAGTCCTGCCGCGTGACGCACTTATCCTTGACATCTCCCACACGTCGTAGCGGGCGCGGGATGGGGATAGGTGTCACACTGCCCTGATAGGTTTCGTAGGGCATGGCAGTGCTGCCGAGGTTGAGCATGGGATAACACACGAAATCCACAGTATTGCCAGGGGATACGGTAATGAACGCGATATAATTTTCAATCGCTTCCGCTATCGAAAATGTTTTAGAGCCGCCAACTACCTGAACGATAGACCCTTCTGATTGAAGATTCCTTGCGATTACAAGTATCGTTTCACTTGATAGTGCGCCGGCCGTAAGAGTGTATGTTCCGGCTGGAAGGGATAAGTTAGGCGTAACCACAAGAGACGCCCATGTCGTCGCAGTTCCCTTTGCGGTAATACTCCCATCTGTATTAACGGTATAACTGACGCCATGAGCGATTCCCGTTGTTGCTTTGTTGGGTAGCAGGTTATTCCCGCACACCTGCACGCTATCCACCCCCGTGAGCGCCACAGGAGCCTCTGTTGTGCCGCCCTGCGGGGTTTCGCCGTAAGCTGTGATTGCTGCGATACGTTGCGCCCCCGCGTAGGCGATGGAGACGGGGGTGCCGCTGTATGTAACGGGTTGGCCGGAAGCAAAATCTTTTGCCATTGCCGTATTCTCCGCAGCCTCCTGCGCACTTTGTTCCGCCTGTACCTGTGCCGCCTGCGCCCCTTGCATCGCTTGTTCCGCCGCAGTTGCCTTCTGTGCAGCAGCCACAGCGCTGGATGCAGCATCCGATGCCCTCTGCGCAGCAGTTGCTACCTTTTCGTCCAGAAGTGTACCGGTTTCAGCTATTTTCTGGTCCAGAGCATCATCCGCAGAAGCTACGATTCCGTTCAGTTCCTCTTTCGCGTTTTCTCCGGCCAATATCGCCGCGTCTCGCGCCGTCTCTGCCTGCTTTGCATATTCACGCGCAGCAACAGCCCCCATCGCCTGCGGGATTCCAATATTGAATACCGGTTTTGCCAGCGTCCCGCTCTTCTCCACCGTAGGTTCGCTTTCCTCCGGCAGTTCATGTGCCTTTATGGTAATATCCGGCGTCTGTCCATACAAAATATCAAGCCGTGCCTGTAGCACTACATCGTCCGGAATGTTTCCAACCAGTTCCACCATCAGAAGCTCACCTCCTCCATTACACAAAAACGGTGCGGCCCAAGCACCGTGCTCACCCGGTTACCTCTGGCACGCGTAAGCTGTACATCGTATTGGTATTCTCCGTAGTCAAGGCCGCTCGTATCCTCCGGGTCTATCGAAAACAACGGGCCGTCCTTTTGAATCACATGCCGCGCGTCATCGGTAGAGCGCTTTACCGTAAATACCATCGCGTCGCCCGGTTCCAACCTGTACTCTGCACCGTCCGGCTGCGTCACACGGACGGAAAATGATGCACTGTCCCCGCGCGTCAAAAAAATATCACCGTACTCAACCTTCAGCACGATACCGCCCCCTTTTCTTTCAGTATAAGAGAAACAGGGGGGTACTTGTCCCCCCTGTTCCCCCAGGATTTAACAACTAATCAAGCCATTTGCGGATATCTTCCGAATCGTACAACGCTTTTCCGTTCACTCTCATTCCGGTCAGCCTCTCCATAATATCCGCACGTTCCGCGCTGTCGCCCGCTATATAGGCGTCCTTATATTCCGTCGTAAGAGATGACTTCAGCGCGCTTCTCGCATCGCTTTGAGCCTCTTCTTTGTCTTTTCCCTTCGCCATACCCTCCTCCACTTTTTCATTGAACAGTTCATCCGCAATTTCGTTTGCACGCTCGATATTCCCGCGCGCCAGCGCTCTTCGCATATCCTTCGGGGCCAGATTGATACTTTCATACAGCCGCAGAGGGTCGCCCTGCGCCGTAAACAGGTCATAAAGCGAGCGTATTTCGCGCATAGCAGACGACATCGGAATGCCAGTGACCTGAGAAAGGCCCTTTGCAATACCGTACATGATCTGCCAAGCATTCTTTGTTGTACTCCCATCACGCAGCTTACAAAGGTCCTCAGCCGCGCGCAGCAAACTGGCGATGCCGTCTAAGTCAGTACGTTTCACGTCGTAACCGTCCAACATGCTCATTACGCTCTTGACAAACGGAACGCCGTTCAGCAGATTTATGTTGTCCTTAAAGTTGTCCGCCAGTGCCTGAAGATACTTTTCCGAAAGCGTTTTTTCTTCGTCGTCATCTCGAAGCATATCCGGAATGCCTGCTGCCGCAGCCGTGGCAACGGCACTCAGAACAAACACGCCTAGCGTCCGCCCCAGCGCCTTGCCCGCGCCGGGTTTTCCCTGCAGCCGGTCAGCCACAGCGGAGCGCAGCAGGTTGTAGGTCTTGGTCGGCTCCGCCATGAATGCGGTCTCCAGTTTGACGAACATATTGCTGCTGCGCAAAAGCTGGTTTCGGTGCAGCGGCGTATCGACCACCTGCGTGCGATCAATGACCTCGTTAAACTTGTCTGCCACCGCCCGATTGAAATCACCGCTTCTGGGGTTCAAATCCGGCCTGCTGTCTTTCACATACGCCTCACAGGCCATCCACAGTGCGCCCCAGGTTATCTCATCCCCCTTTTCCGCAAGTATCATGCTTTTGCTGCGTATGCGGTCAGCGAGAGTTTCGTCGCCTACAATGATCTGCTTCATGTTCTTGCCGATCATTGTATCAAAATAGCCCCAGTTCTTCCAAACCGTAATGGCGCTGTGCTCCTTTGCGCGTTTTGCTCCGTCCAGTGGATGCAAAACGCCTTCGGCCAGATACTTCATGTCCAGTATCGCGGCTGCACGCAAATACGCCGTAGGCTGCTGGAGTGCCACGCGCAGGTTCGCCCCCACGGCAGCCGCCTTGTAGTTGGAGAACATTTTCCCGGAGATGCCTTCAAAAGCTGTGCCGTAATTTCCTCCCTTGGCCCCGTTCAAGTCTGCGATGAGATTGGTAAAATATGCCCCTGCCCGTTTTCCGTAGGCTCGTTCCAAACTTTCTTTCAATGCACCGGTTTTGTTGTTTTCCCCTTTGTAGTTGTACCATTTCATTGCGTCGCCCAGCGGGATAGCCCATGCATTGTAGGTCGCCATATCCGCTACATGCCGCGTAAAGGTGTCAAATGCATCGCCAATAAGCACCGGATTGGTTGCGCCTTTCTGGGTGGGCTTCGTTGCGCCCAGATTTTTTACAGCGTACAGGCTGGCGTTGTTTTCCGTTTGGTCACTGGTCTTTGTATAGTTTTTGTCGCTGCGGATGGGCCAGTATTCTTTTTCCGTAAACTTTCGGTATCCGAACTGCTGCATACTCACTTCGTTGCCCCACGCGGCCACCGTGCTGCTCAGATATCCACGCATAGCGTCCGCGATATCGCGCTGCTCCACCGTAAGCGAAGAAGTGATTTCCCCAACCTCCTGCGGGGTCAGCTGGATTATACGGTCTGCCAGCTCATCCTTTGCAAATTTGTTTTTTGCCGCTTGGGCAAACCGCTTTACGCCGCCAGCCCGCACATCCTCCACACGAATGCCTGCGCCGTAGATATGGCCGCGTGCCTGTTCGCGCTTGTCCAGCGCATACAGCTCCATGATCTGCCCAACCGTGAGTTTGATTTTTCCGGCACCGACATCAAATTCCTTAGTCGCCGCGCGGCGTCCGGTCCATTCCCGTACGGAGATGTCTCCCAGCGTCTTTTCCATGAAATCCGACGCATCCTTCAAATGCCATACGCGTTTGTCAAAGCCGCTTCGCAATTCATCCCAGATGCTTCTTCCTGCGTCTCCCATGCGGACAAAATAGTCCATCGGGTTCAGCATATCCACATTCAGCATATCAATGGCGCGTTCCGTGCCGCCGTAGTCCCCGCGCTTCTTCCTCAGGCTTTCCAGTTCCTGCATGCTTGCGCGCGCCAGCATCTCTATCTCTTCGTATTTTTTATTGGCAAGCAATTTGCCATGCTGCAATATCATACGCTTGATACCGCGCACAACAAAATCCAAATCCGAAAGCTGGTCGGCAGTCATATCGGACAGTATGCGGATGCCGTCCGTGCTCTTCACAAGATTTGTAATGGTCTGCATAAGGTCCGGGTCAACCTCATAGCCATCAAGAGCGCTGTCGTTTTCGCCTGCGCCTTTCAGCATCAGAGCCATACGGGCCATAGCGTTTTTCCATTTTCCCGATGCCTGCGTGCCCTCCTTGCTGGTGTTGAAATCAATGCTATTTAAAAAACGCAGCACGGGTTCGCGCAGCTCCTCGGGAATATTTTTCTTGTCGGTCGGGTGTTCCAGGCGCTTTGTCAAATCCCACGCGATGTTTTTGATACGCGAGATGTACTTTGTGCGCGCCGCGCGCTCACGCCTTGCCAAAGCCTGCTCGCGTTTGCTTTGCAGCATCATGGCACGCTGGCGTATCATACGCTCACTGTCTTTTTTTCTTTGCGCCGCGTTCGCTTCGCGCAGCTCCCGTATGCGTCCCTCATACCGCGCTTTCTGCTTCTCCAGCGCTGTTTTTCGCTGTTCTGCCATCCGGATGCGGGTTTCCACCAGCTTCTCGCGCTGCTTGTCCGCAAAGGTATGTACCTCCGGCAGCGTAAAATACCACTCGTACATCCGCTGTGCCAGCTCATAGGCCGCTCCGTCCATGTCTAACCCATACGGGTTGACATAAGACGGGCGTACCATGTCCAATGCTTCTTCCACCTTGAATATCTGTTCCAGCTCATTTGTATCCGCATCGAACATCCCGGGCCATTTCTCGCTGATTTCTCCCCACAGCGCATCCAACGGCGTGCCGTCCTCCGTGGAAAGCGCCATGCGCCCGAAATTCGCGCGGCGGAAAGTCTCATAGCTCCCATAGGTCGCCTCGATCTCCGCGCGCACATTCTCTGTCACGCGTATTTTTGTTGTGCGGAAATAGTCGCGCATGTCTTTATACTCACTGTATAGCGTATCGTCCATCTCACTGCTTTTGCTCAGCACGCCGCGCGCAATTCCTGCGGCAACGTCCATCACATCATCCCACACGACGTTTTCGCCGTTGGCAATGTAGTCGAACAATCCGCGCAGCTGCCCGTTCAGTGCGCTCCTGTCGTAGCCGCTTTTTGTCTCACGCAGCATCCGGCCCGCCACAAGGTCAATTGCACGGTCGCTTACCCGGTGTCCTTTCGTCAGTTTAAATTCGTCTTTCAGAGCCTCTACCTGCTGCGCAAGCTGCTGGTTCTCCCATGCAAGCCGCCTTGCCTCTTCGCTGGATGGCTCCACACCCGGCAGGCTGAAACGCACATCATCCAAATTGTTCAGCACATTAAGCCTCGCTTTTTCGTCACCGGCAGGATATTCTATAACAGGAATCCCGTGATTGCGAAGTTCAACCCGCAAATTTGCGCTTACGGAATCAGGCACAATTGCAGCCTTTACCTCATCGAATCCCACCGCACGCATCGGCTTCGCCTCAAACATGTTTGTAGGCATCTGGCTGATGTCATACAACAACCGCTGCACATCCTCCGCCATGCCCGGCGTGATCTCGTAATGGTATTGTGCGAACGTTTTTTGAATACCTTGCGGAGTGATGCTCTTTTTTTCGGCAATTTCAGTCAGTACCTCGCCCACATGGTCAGCGGCCATAATATCGTTCTTTACATACGGATTTGTCGTCAAAATTTCTTTTGTCACATCGTAAAGCTCTGCATTCAGATCTTTTTCGATTTGCTCGAAATCATCTTGCGACAGGTTTTTGATTCGCCTTTTTTCCGCGCGTATTTCATCCATGCTTCTAAATGACTTTGCCTCCTGCGCCCGAAGCGTTTTAACGCCAAGGAACGATGACACATTTTGTATCTTTCCTCCGTTTTGGCTGGACATTGCCCTTACAATGCCCTCAAGAGTTGCAGGATAGTGCGTCTGCTCAAATGTTCTGCGGTTTCCGCTCGGGGTAAGATACTCTTTGTTGTTGTATACGCCCGACTTTCCCTCAATGCCGTCGTAAAGTCCGCGCAACCACTCGCGGTATGCGTCCATGTCGGTTTCAGAGCGCACAGCCTCGCGCATTGCCGCCTCGTCCGTTACCGTATCATATTCGATTGCTCCGCCACGGTTTTTCAGATATTTCTGCGTCTGCGTCAGAATCGAGGACATGCGGAACGATGTTTTTGTCATACCGGGGAAAATTTCTTCCAACTGTTCACCGTATTCATTCCGGATATCGCTCAGGCGCATTTCACCAATGCTATCCGGGTCGGTTACACCAAGCAGCGCCGCGATTTGCTCATACTTTTCTGCTCGGTTTTCGCTGTACCCCTTTTCCTTTTCAATACGCTTTTCAATCTTCTGAATATGTTTGCCCGTATCCTCGAGGAAAGCGGCTTTCAGCCCATCCTTTTGTTCGGCCCATTTCAGCAAACCAGCTTCGCCGCCCTCACGATTCAAGAGCATTTCCGCATCCGCAGCCATATCAAGCTCGCGGCGGAACACCTCCTCGACTCTGCCGCGTAAGCCGTTCAACTGCTGCTGCACGCGGGCGTTCGCGCTGCTGTCCGCCTCATATTCCGTTGTCGGGACAGTCGGTGTCCACGCATCCGCGCTGAATACCTTGTTGCGCCGGTCTGCCTCAGGGTCAATGCTGTCCTTGCCAAACAAAAGGCTGATGTCGCCAAAATTTGAATGCCCCACATCCGCACGCGTTACCGCAATGCTCGGCATCGGGAATCCGCCCAGTTTCAGAGTTTTTTCAAGCTTGTCCTCATTAAGATTATGCACGGCCACCAAATCCCCGGCCTGTTCCACTGGTACTTTCAGGCTGAATTTTGTGTCGCCCTCATCATAGAAATTGTCGAGCAGTTTCCCAGCAAAGGAATTTTTGTCGATAACCTTGACAGTATCGCCCACATATGTTAGTTTATTGATAGAACCATACTGGCTGGGAACGTATAACGGCAATTGGAGCCTATTATTGCGCAGCCAGGCGTTGGTTCTTTTTTTATTTGGGTCAACGTACAAAATGGTGCTGTTGGATAATATTGCCTGCGGGTTGTTTTTTCCGTATGCGCTGACAATTTTAATAGAATCAATGTTTACACCATCCTGCGCATTCACTCGAAGCTGTACCGCAGCAAGCACAAGTTTGCCATCTGCATCGTAAACATCCCCATAAAGCGAAATTCGACTGTCAAAATGCTGCCTGTTTTCAGTCTCTGTTGGAAGAAACGCCACAACAGGCTCCTCAAGAATATGAGGTACCTGCTTGATTACTTCCGCAGTCATCTCAGGGTGTTGGTTCATGATTCGAGCAATTTTGACCGAATCCCAATAGATATTGCCCGCCTTGATTCCGATACTTCTTAAAGGAGCCGAAACGCGTCCTACATAAAGCGGATGATTCCGATTATATCCGCCCACCTCGTCAACATGCTTCGAGAAGTCCGGATTTATTGAATATTTTACGGCTCCGCCGTCACTCGCCTCCGCACTCGCGGGGGCGTTTTTCTTTGCCAGTGTGTCGTGTGTCTCCACGGCCTTGTCCAGCTCGGCCAGCACCTGCGCGCGAAGCTGCTCGGCGTTTTGCAGCCGTGCGCCCGCCTCGGCTCCGGCCGTGCCGTGGCCTACGCTGGCAATGTATTCCCGCAGGCTGTCAACCAGCTTTTTCAGCCAGTCCGCCAGCGTCTGCAGCACAGTCTTTTTCTCCTGCTCCGTGTATCCGCTGTCCTCGTTCATCCAGCGCACAAGCTGCTCCACGCCGCCGTCTTCGCTGAACGTGCCGCTCAGCGCGTCGTTCACCATTTCCCCGGCAGCGTCGGCATATGTGCCGCCATAGCGCTTTTGATAAGCCGAAATCATCTGGTCGATGCCGTTCGTGTCGTTTGCAAATCCGTTTTTCTTCGCCAGCATACCCAGCATCGCGTGCTCGGCCCGCGCCATGCCCTCCGGATTGTACGCACGTCCATATTCAAACAGCTCATGCGCCACGGTCTCATACCGGTTCCCGGCCTGCGTACTGAAGAAAAACGCGCCCATCTTTTGGCTGAACGCGCCGTTCGCCTCGCGGCCCCGTCCGTCGCTCAGCGCATCGCTCACCCGCACCGTCTGCCCGGTCTTTTTGGCAAGCAGCGTATAAACGTTCTGCAATACCTCCGGCGTGTTTTCCTGCGCACTTTCTCCGTAATGCACCTCCGCCCGCACATCCGGCGTGCTTTGTGCCGCCTGCGGGGCTTTCCGCTGGTTCAGCCCGCGCGCATTCGCAACGCGCAGGACCGGTTCATAGTTTTTCCCAAGCGTGGAGGCGTACGCCCCCGCATGGGTGACGGCCTCATCGTAATCCATGCCCAGCTCACCAAGGCGCTTGAACACTTCATAGCCGCGCTCGTAGGTTGCACGGTCCACATCACCCTTGAAATATTCCTCCATGATGCTGCGGTCCTGCTCCGAAACATCGGCCTGAACGGCCCTGTTTGGCGTTTCAGCCTTGGGCAAAGCTGTTTCCCTGTCCGGTTCGCTGTGCGTCTCCCGCGCGTCCGCAGTCACCTGTGCGGGCGCTTCTGCGGGGACATCCTCAACGGGCGCCGCCTGCTCTGCGGCGATGTCCTGTTCATCAAACTCCACGCGCTTCAGGGCCGCGTCTCGCAGCAAAGCGTTGACACGCGGCTCCGCACGTTTCTCCGCGTCCCCTTCCTGCTGGTCGTACGCTTCGCGCAGCATGCGCATCACCTCGGCGTTTCCCGCCGTGTCCTTGCCCGCCAGCTCCCGCGCAATGCGGCCTACATCGGTATCCTCGCCCTGCGCAAGCCCGTACTGTAAAGCGTTGTAAAATTCGCCGCTCTCCACTGCGCGCGGTGCGGTGTACCGGTTTGACGCGGCGTTGTATGTCATACCGGCTCCGGCGCTGCCGAAGCCCATCAAGCCGCCGCCCGCGAATGCAAGCCCGGCCTGCACGGCAAGGTCTGCCGCGGCGTGCTGCTTTGCTTCTTTCTCGCTCGCGCCTTGCGCAATATACTGTTGCACGCCAAGGTTATAGTCGGAAAGGTCGCCCATGATCAGCGTGTCCGCCGCAATATTCGCAAGCTCGGTGAAAAGCTCCTCGCTTCCCTCGCCCAAAATGCTTTTGCCAAGGTTCTTCACAACGTCCCGGAAAGTACGCGGGTCGCTTTTCGCCATCCACGAAAGGTTTTCAATGCTGTACTGTTCAAACAGACCTTCAAAAAAACCGGCGGCAAGGCCGGCGCCCATCGCCTGGCTGTCGGAAGCGCCCTTTTCCTTTGCGCTGCGCACGGTGCTCGTCATTGCGCCGCTGCCCATCAGAACGCCGGACAAAGCCGTGTTTCCGCCGCTCATCGCCATGTTCGCAAGGCTGTCCGCCCAGCTCATGCCCGTCTGGTACGCAAAGGACGCGGCTTTCCCTCCAAAGCCGCCGCCAAGGCCCTCTTCTATGTTTTTACCCGTCTCATCGCGCACTGTGTCGCGGTACAGCCCCATAAGCTGCTCCGGCGTGTTCACGTCAATGGGCGCATAATCATCGGTGAACGTGTTGCGCGCCCACTGCTTTCCATAGTCCAGCGCGGCGGGCAGGTTCATAGCGTTCGATGCTACACTGGAAACATTATGCAGCACCGCATGTTCATTCGCGCCATCGCGCGCGGATTCTGAAAATTCCTTTGCGTATTCCGCGTTCTTCATTTGTTCCGCATACCGCGCCACAGATTTGGCATTCTCTCCTGCGGCCTGCTCCAAAGCCTCCGTCGCAGCCTGCCGCTCCTTGTATGCGTCCACAAGCTCCATCTGCTGCTGCACAGTCATCCCAAGCCCGCTTGTGTCCATCATGCCGGGCATCAGATTCATGTGCATGTTGTCCCAGCGAGCCGCAGTTTCGTTCGCGCGCTCCACGGCGGATTTCCCGCTGTCATCCAGCGCACCGTATGCAGCCGCGTTCTGCTCATACCACCGGGCTTCCTTTTCGCGCTCGGCGGCGGCTCTCTGCGCCTCGCGTTCCTTTGCCTGCTCCGGCTTTATCATATCAAACAAGCGCCGCCCGGAAAGTGCCTGCTGCCCAAATTCTTCGAGGTTTGCATCAATCTCGCGTGCCGATGGCATCATACGCCGATTATTTTGTTTCTGTATCGCTTTTTCCACTTCGCGCGTCCTATCTGAAGCGCGTTCCTCCCGCCGCTGTGCATAAATCTCATCTTCCAACTGCTTACGGCGTTCTTCTAGTGCAGCTTTGCGTTCAGCCTGCTGCTCCGCGCGCACTGCCTCCATCCGTTTAAAACCGTTTCCAGTTTCTTCCTCTTTCATCTGTGCGCGGGCCGCAGCAGCTGCGTAAATTCTGTCATTCGCACTCAATTGCTTTTGTTCATACGCTGCCCCGTTTGCACGCAATTCTGCCGCCAACGCCAACTTTGCGCGGTCGCTTTCCTCGCGCGCCAGCCTGTCGCGTCTGGCGCGTTGATACGCCAAGTCATATACATCTTGATAATCCCGGTAGCCACTCAAATCGATCACTCCTATATCTTTTTACGCGCGCCCGCGATTCAACCTTTTTTCAGCCTCAGCGTCCTTGTACTCTTCATACTTTGCCCTTTGTGCAACCGTTGTCTTATTGCTTGTAGCCACTCCCGCACCAGCCGCGGGGGTGGCGGTAAGTGAATACTTTGAGGTTGGCTGTACAGCGCCTGTTTTTTGTTTTTTCACTTTGTCAATTGCCGCCTGACGCGCCGCTTCTGCCGCAGCCGCCTCCTGTGCCACCTTGTAATTCCACTGCGCCTGCTGGAAGTCAAATTCCTTCTGCCAGTTCTGCTGGTTCTGGTAATAGTCGCGCATGCTTTCCCAATCCCCCACGGAATCGCGCCAAGAGCCGTAGTCAAAGTTCCGCTCCGTGTCGTAACGCCCTGCCAGATAGTCCCGCATGCTCTCCCAATCGGAAACCTTGTCCCTGTATGTGCCGTAATCGAAATTGCGTTCCGTATCGTATCGGCCTGTCAGGTAATCCAGCATGGATTCCCAGTCGGAAACCTTGTCCCGGTACCGCCCGTAGTCCGTGTTGTCCATACCTTGCAGCACGCCCAGCTTGTCCATCATGTCGCTGCCCTCGCCACGGTATCGCGCATAAGCCGCGTCGTAAAGTTCGGGAATCACGCCGTTCAGATGGTTCAAATACTGCTGATACGCGCCACTGCCCGCCGCTGCGGCATAGCTGTTGCCGTACCCTCCCGTCAGAGCAGACGCCTGCGCCACGGTGTCCTGCATGGCCTGTTTTCCCTGCTGCACATACTGGTTTTTATATTGCTGATACAGCGGGTCTGCGTTAAAGTCGTAATTGAATGCCGGACGGTTCAGCACCTGTTCCAGCAGACCGTTGATTTGTTCATCCCAGCGGCCCACATAATCGCCGGGCTTTGCCGCCTGGTGCTTGTTCAGTGCGTCAAGCGCCTGATTTACTTTATCCCCCGGCTTATATTCTCCGGGCCTTGCCTGCTCCTGCTTGTCCAGCCGATCCGCAAGGTCAAGCACCTTGTCACTTTCCTTGTAGTCGCCGGGGTTGTTATTCAATACTTCATCAAGCGAAGTACCATACTTTGATTTCGCCATAAGCTCCCTCCTAATCCGCACGCACAAGGCATGGCGTGCCGTTTATCGCGCCATCCACATAATAGTGGCCGTTCACCATCAGCCGGTTGCATTTCACACGGCCCTGAAAATAGTCCAAATCTCCGCTGTCGAACTGTTGCGCCCCACCGCCAAGCTCGACCTGGCCGTCATTCAGCCGCAGCACTGCACCGCGCATGGCTGAACCAGCAGTGCCATACTCATCCGAAATAAGTGCAATGCCATGTCCGCCCTCTTCGTTTTCAGTGCCCGGGTCTCCGCCGGAGATGATAAGTATTTTCTTTGGTGTGATGCGTATGCCCGTGTCTCCTCCCGGTATGCCCAGGTCGCCGATGGATATCACGGTTTCCGTGCTTGCTGCGGAGCTGTCGATTGCAATATTCGTGCACGTCACTTTTCCCGCGTTGTCCACTGTGAAGGTGTACGTGCCGTTGTCCGTACCAATGCGAAACCCGCCGTTCAAAATCGTCACGCCGTCTGCATCCAGCACCATTTTCATATTGTCAACCGCCAGACGGAACCCGGTCAGAAGCTGTTCCAGCTCAGAAGCAGCGCCTTCGGCATCCTCAATACGGGACAGCAGCCTCCCGTTTGCCGCCGTGAACGTCTGTTGAATGCCTTCAATTTTCCCGGCTGTATCCGCCGCCTGCTCCAGCTTCAAATTCACGCTTTCGGAAAGATTTTCCTCGTCCAGATGCCCCATCACATATTTGAGTTGTTCAGTAAGCTGGAACAAATAGCTTTTGATTTGCCTTGCCTGCGCGGCACTCATACGTTCCGGGTCAAATGCCGGGATACTCAAGCCCTGAAAACTCGCCATTTACCGCACCTCACTCCCCTGTTCCATGATTTTCGTAATACTGTATAACCGAACACTGCCTTCCCCGTGCATCTTCAGGCGGATATGATCGCACCGGCGCAGCAGCACCGGTATGCATACGCTTTGCAGGCCCGTGGGGCCAATGCGCGCCAATTCCTCAAAATTCCCGCAGCTGTCATACTCCACCGCAACCCGAAGATGCGCCGCCGCAGGCACCGCCACACGGAGCTGCAGGCGGGAATAATACTTCCTGTCCGCGTCCGCAATGCCAAGCGGGCCCGAAACAGCCTTAAACGGCACCTTTCCCTCCGGCTCTCCGGCGCCACCGTTCAGGCCCCACAGCACGCCCTGCGCATCCAGCATGTGCAGCACGCCCCCGCACAACGCAAACCCGGATGCGTGCGCACCGTCCTCACGGCACCATATTCCTTTTTCGGTGTCATAGGTGAAAAGGCTGTATTCGCCTGCCGCATCCTTCATGCTGATATAGTAAACAGGCCCAGCGCTTCCCGCCGCAGCGCTGGAGTATCGCGCCGTCCCAAGCGCCGCGCTCACACCTGTGGGAAGACTTCCATCGTAGCTGCAAACATCGGAGGTGCTTTTATAGAAAAGCGTTTCATTTACCACACACAGGCTTTTTTCGCTGCCCTTCTGCACGCCACGGCAGTCTACTTTTGTGATTTGATAGTTCGAAGGCTTTGTGCCGAACACCTTATGGATGCAGTTTTCTTTGAAGAACAGCACGTATCCCAAATGCGTAGCCGCCCCTGTAAACGGACCATCCGTGCCGACCGTCGCCGCGTAGCTGTCCGATGCAATGCCCTGGTAGCAGTACCAGTTTGTCGGGTCCCCCAGCTTGCAGGCGTAAATTTCATTTTTTTCACTGTTGCAGCCCCAAACCCGGTTTTCGTGCTCGGTCAGGAACTCCATGTCAGGCGCTCTGCGCGCCACGGCCACAGCGCCCTGCTCCGTCGTCTGCGTGAACGCTTCATCAATAATGCCCGTAACGACAATGTAGTCATCGCCCTGTTCCCATACAATCATCGTCGTATTGAACTGCTCATCCTTGCATCCCGATATTTCTACCGCGTCGTACGCAGCAAACTCCGTCCCAAGCCCGGCGCATCCAATGCGCACATAGGTCGTGGGCACGCTGTTCCACAGGTTTGTTGCGGTTGAATACACGCGCAGTACATGGGGAGCAGACGAGGTATCCAGCCAATAGGTGTACTTTGTACTGTCCGGCGCTTCGCCCCCAGTATAGTAGTTCTCATACGGCGTGCCGTCGATGCTGCACAACGTGAATGTCACATCTGCGGCACTGGTATATTCCGCCTCCAGCTGCTTTACCGTTCCGTCCGCAGTGTTGTACGCAATCTTGTCCGGCCACACCAACAGCCACGCGCCCATGCTCACAAACTGTTTTTGGGAAGCAGACACATCGCATATCTCTGCGCCGTCATAAAACAGCTTTTTGCCGGAAACCCACGCCAGCTTTTCCTTTGCAAAGATACCGCCTGCCTGCGGCAGCGCGCGTACTTTTACACGCGGCGCTCGCACACCGAACAGCGGGTAATACGCAGCAGTAAGATTTTCGCATTCATAGAAAGCCCCATCCGCAGGCGTATCCACATGCTGATACCCACGGAACGCACGTATCTGCTCCCGGCTTGTTTTGATAGGATTCAGCTCAGGCAGCGTCATATCTCCACCCCGCTTTTGTTCCAGCGCGGCCCCCGCAGCGGCTGCACCGTGCGGTTGTACCACCGGGCATACTGTATGTACGCGTTGTTGTATAAGATCATGCTGTTTGTATACCGTTCCAGCTCATTGAGCGCAAGGTCGATCTGGCAGCACAGCCAATACACATACAGCTGCGCATGCGGTTCAGGGGCGAGCAGAACAGTGTCCCCAGGCGTGAGCGCGCCGTATCCCTCAAACTCCACCGCGTCAGAACCCTCGTGCAGGTCTATCACGCCCGCCTTTACCGCGCGTTCCACACGGTCCAGCCATTCCACCTTCGCCGCGCGGCGCACCACGTTCGGCTTGAGCGCATCCGCCTGACGGATGGCGTCGTCTATCGTCATATCCTTCCCTCCCATGCAAAAAAGCGCGGGAACGGGATTTCTCCCACTCCCGCGCCTTGTCATACAGGTCTACTGCCCGTTGGCATTGCTGAACATGTATTCGAACGCCGCCGCCTGCTGTGCCTGCGAATGCTCGATGATCTCTGCAACGCCAGCCGGTACTTCAACATCCACGCCGCGCTTGATAAGATACGTCGCGCCGTTCAGCGCCACAAACAGCTCGCGGTTGTTCGGGTGCGCCGGGTCAATCGGCAGGCGAATCGTGACCTTATCCGGCATGACCGCCGCCTTCCTGCTCTCACTCATGGTATTGCCCTCCTCAGTTGGCTTTCACGGTGCCGCTCTCCGTGGAACAGCACTCAAAGCGTACAATGTACTCCGGCACCAGCAGTTCACTGGTTTTCAGCGCCTTCCAGCCCACGGTGCTGCGCTGGTTCAGCGGGTCAGCCGTGCCCGCGCTGCCTTTCTGTTTGACGATCATCTCAAGCCCGCCGCCGTCCACTTTGGTCTTCCCGTAGGCGTTTGCCCCAAGGAACAGGCAGCCGAACACCGAAAGTTTCCCATTGCTTCCGTTGGCCGGGCATGTGTCATCGTTGTAGATTTTAGCCTCTGTGGTTTCCACGAAACGCACACCGCCCAGTTCACCGATCTCGCCCTTGAATATATTTTCAGGCTTTGCGTACTTGTGTGTCTCCTGCCATGCGTCTCCCGCTTCCATCATCAGGTCGTACGCGACCCACGGATGGATAATACCAACATAGTACCCGTCGATTTTCGGTGCATTCATGCTCTTGAGGAACGCGGCCACACGGAACACGTCCTTTACTCGCAGCAGCGCCGTCTTATCCAGCCCAGCGCGTGTGGTAACTGGCGTTTCAGCACCGTCCGCTGCAACCTTCGGCGCATAAAACACGTTTGTACCGCTCTGCAGCACCTCACGGGTCACAGTGTCCAGCGTGCGCCCAGCCTGGCTTCCGAGCAATGCGGTCGTCTCAACGATCACATTGTCAATGGCCGTCAGGTCCAGCAGGTCAGACACCTCAACAAAATCGCCGTACTGGGATACCGTCGCCGTAATGGATGTCACGTTCAGCGAGTTACCGGCGGGTGTAACGCCCTCGGTGATGGGCGTGCTGGCCTTGGGCAGACTGGAAAACTTGCGGAACTCGATGGTCTTACCGCCGTTTCTGGGGATGTCCCGTTCCTGCCCGAACTGGTCGTGTACAAGGTTCGGCTCTGCCTCGTCAATCAGTGTTTTGTCGTAAAAGGTTTTCATTTCCGGCGACAAATCGTTTCCGGTCGCCTTCAACAGAGTGGTCTGCGTCCCACCTGGAGTGAATGCGAACGCCTGCAACCGCAGCCTGGCACGGTGGTCCGTCAGTCTGCGGAACGGCACCTTGCATGTCCTGTGCGTGCGCCTCGCATTCCACAGATCATACAGGCATACCGCACACAGCACGGCTGCCAACATAAAAATCGAAAAAACAAACATAAAAATCCTCCTTTTCCCGCGCGTCAGAAGGAAATGCGCTCTCCTGCGCGCGCTCTGGCAATGAGTTCTCTGCGGCCCTCCCGGGTCAGCTTGTTCACATCAATGGAAGTCTGCGCCGCGCCATTCCCCGCCGCGCCGTTCTCAGGCGGGCGTGAAGCCTTTGCCTGCAGCCCGGACGTAACCTTCTGTGCAACCTGCTGTGCGGTATACTGCATAGCGCCGCTAATAATTTCATCCTTGTGCGCCACCTCGTATGCGGTCTTTGCGTCCACGCCAGCGCGTATCATCCTCATGAACGACGCGTTTTCGCACTCTTTTTCCAGTTCAAAGGACGGATAAAACTTTTTTGCCTCATCCGCCTCGTGCATCAGCTGTGCATACGCCTGGTCCTGCGCAGCCTGCCGCGACCTCTGCTCGTTTACGCGGCGCAGCTCTGCATTCTCACGCTCAATGCGCTTGATTTCCTTGAGCTGCTTCACGTCAATGCCCTTCTGCATGGCCTCGGCCTCATAGTAGCTGTCATCGTCCAATACGGCTTTCACCAGTGCCGCCGGGTCTTTCGCGTCCGTGCCATACTTTTCCTGAAGCATTTCCACCAGAGGAGAAAGCGCTGCAAGCTGCTCCTCACTCGCTTTTGCCTTTGCAAAACGCTTGTCAATCAGCTCCTGCGTGCGCTTCGCAAACTCCTCCCGGTATTCTCCCTTGATGAGCTGCTCAAATGCCTGTGTTTTATCCGCAGCGGGTGCCTTTTCAGCCTCCACAACGGCCGGCCCATTCGCAGCGGCGTCCTGCGTCACAGTGGTTTCGCCCGTCTGCTGCGCGGCGGCCGCAGCGTTTCCGTCTCCGCCCGGAGCACCGGCGCCGCCATCGGCATAGCGCTGAATGCTCAAAAAGATTTTGCACATAAAAACATCCTCCATCGTCTTTCCGAAGTGTCCGGCGGTCCTGTCCCCGCCTTATAACAAAATCATACCAAGGCTGAAGCAACATTTACCCCCCACTTCCCCCGAAAAACAAAAAGGGCACAGCGTATGCCATGCCCCGTTTTTTATTGTACCGTCCCGTTTACGCGCACATGTTCGGGATACTGCCGCGCCAGCTCCTGTACCGCCAGCTCAAACGTCCTGAACAGCACGCGCGCAGCTCCGCCGGCCCCGTACATTTCCTCCCGCCCGTCTCCGCTTTCGTATTTGAGCAGTACGCCGCAGTCGTTCAGCCCCGCAGCAAGAGCATAGGTCAAAGCGCTCACTCCCGCGCATACAATATCGCGCCCGGCATCGTCATATCCGGCATGCCCGTCCACAAGTGTGTAGAATCTCCTTTTATCGCGTACCAGTTCAATTGTTGTCATTTCGGCGTCGCTCCTTCCAAGGCGCGGCGGCGCGCCTGCGTTGCAAGGTCATCCCCCGCCATGGAGCGCCCCATGCCGTCCGTTGTCACGTTCTTGCCGTCCTGCGCAGGTGCATCGCCCTGTGCCGTCCTGTCGTCCTGCGCGATCCCCTGCAGAATGGTCGTACCGTTCTGTGCATCCACAATCGCCGCGAGCTTCGCCATTTGCTGGCGCATCATTACAAGCTGCTGATACAATGTGCCGTTTGCCTGAACCCGTTCCACAATCTTTTCCTTGCCGTCAAAATCCATCATGTCCAAACATGCGAGGCTCTGGTCTGCGAGCTGCGGATTGAAAAAGCCCAGACCATAAAATTCTTTCGCAAGCTCATTCTGTGAAAGGCGGCTAAATGCGCTTTTCTTAGCCGGAACAACCGTGACGTCGAATATGGGGAGACGCTCCCCCAGCGTCACGCCGAACTCTTCCCCCATATCCTGTCCCGCAATATTGGCATTGCTGAATACTGCATAATCGAACCGCCCCGCGTCTCCCGTGATGCGGAAGCAGCGCGGTTCGTCATAAAATTGCCGCATCAGTTCGATGCACAGGTAGCATTCTTCCTTAAACGCCCTGTACCCGCTTTTGAGCATATCGCGGGACAGCTTGCTCCCGGCCTCTTGCAGCGCCGCAATCGCGCTTGCAGCCGTTACACCGCTCGTCGTAGACCCTTGTGAAAAATCCCTGTTCCCGCTGGTCTCTTTCAATTCTTCGATTTTGTTGTTGAGAATCTGCACATATATCCCGGACAGCGGCGCATATTCGAGCTGCCTCAACGCATCCTCGCCCAGGCTTCCGCTTGTATGTATCAAATCGCTGTCCAGGTCCATAAACTCCTTTTCATTGACGCCGCCGTCATCCCGCACAAAATACCGTGCACGGCTGCACGCCTTCGCGTTGCGTACAATGCTCCTGTCCAGTTCGTTGATCGCCTGCTGGCATCCTTTCATCACGTCAATGTATCCAAACCCACACGGGCTTCCCTCCACCGGGAACAACGTGTCGAACACGAAGGGGTATTTCCCGTGGTCGTAGTAACCGCGCTGCGCATAAGCCGGGTCGTTTTCGCTGGCGTAGAGCACCGTACCGTTTACAAATTTGCAGAAGTGCAGCGCGCCGTTTTTCTTGTAATACCAGTCCACTACCGCGCTTTTTTCGCTCACGTCCACCGCATCGTCATACACATACCGTGCCGTATCAACACTCGGACCGCTCAGTGCGTCTGCAAAAGGCCACCTCTCGCGTATCGTATCATTATTTACAAGCTCAACATGGAACAGCGCCGGGCTTTTCTGTATGTCCGTCACGCCCGGCTCCCAAAACAGGTTCAGAACATCAACTTTGCGAATATCGATGTCTCCGATTCCGTTTTTCCCCGTGTCCCAGAATACGCCTTTTACGCCCGTTCCCTGCTTGAGCTTGTACCACCATACATCGCTGTACACCTGCTCATATCCGCCCTGTTCCAGCGCCACAGGCAAAATCTTGGACAGCGTTTTTGCCGTCTGCTCGTCATCGCGTGCGCGCGGCAGCACATTCGGCTCCGGATAGTTGTCCATCGCATCCGCATGCTTGTTTGCAATGGAATTAAACAGCCAGGCGCTGTCCGGGGAACCCCCGCCGCCGTCACATCCGTGCAGCTTCCACCAGTTTTCATTGTCCACAATCCGCCGTGACAAAGCCTCTTTGCCCTGCTTATACTTCTCCAGCAGCGCCGCCGCCTGCCGCACCTGTTCTTTTCCCACAGGGCCTTGCAGTCCGGCAGGCTCGGCCTTCATCGCCATGAGCAAAGTTTCGTCCGCGTTATCCGGTTCAGGCGTGCCCGGCTCCATGGTGGCCTGCATGCCAACATGTGCAGCCGCATCAAAAGCCTGCTTCAATTTCCCGTTTTGCCGCGTATTTTCCTTTTGAGCAGCCGCACCGGGCGCTCCCGTTTTCTTCTTTGCCATATGCATCCTCCGTTTCAAATCTTGTATCTGCGCACATGCGCATCCTTGTACAGGTCTAACGGGTCGCTCTCCGGCCTCCGCCTGATCTCGTTTTTGCGTGGGCTGATCGTATGTTCCATAAACACATACCGCACCATATCGTATATATGGTCCTCTCCATCCGTGTCGATGTCCTCAACATGCTTTTCGTCATATACCAGTGCGGGGATGGTCCGTATAAAATGCTTGCAGGTGGAGAAGCAATAAAACATGGGTATACCGTCCGTATCAAACGCCAGCCGATAATGAAATTGCATTTTCCCGGCAATGCGCGTATTGTCGCCGCCTTGCCAGTAGATAAAGTTCGGCGCACGTTCCATCATGCGTGCCACGCTCTCTCCACGGCTTTCATCAAAAATGGAGGGGTCCGCAATCCCGGTAATTCTCCGCCCCGCCAGCATCGGGTCTTCTTTTTCAATGCGCCGTATCTGCGCCGCAATGTCCACCGGGTTCATCTTCACGCCTTTATTCGGCGTACCGTCGCAGCCGTAATACTCTTTGATGTGATATAGTCTGCCATCCTCATCCGCCGCGAACCATCCCACCGCAAACGGCTTTGCGTATCCAAAGTCGAACCCGCGCCAAATCCTCCAGTGCGCCGGTATCGGGAATGGGTCTATTACATGCGTCCACTGCATGTCCCCGTAATGGGCGGGGTCGTTTCGCCATTCCATAAAAACCTGCCCGTCGAAGCTGTCCCAGCTTCCGTACAGCAGTGCGTTCTTTTCCGCCTCCGGCAGCATGGCAAGGTTTGCCAAATAGTTCGGGTCATTTTCAAGCAGCCTCCGGTTATCGAATACCGTGCTCGGCACAAATATACGGCTGCGGCGCAGTGTGATGCGCTTTCCCTCCGGCGTAACCACATCATGCTCCCCCACGATCGGCGTAAGCGGAGGCGCTGCCGTAATGAACCGGTCCTTCACCCACCCATGTCCAACGCCGCCGGGGTTTGCGCTGGCGCGGATATACACCCGTGTGCCCGGCCCGTTGGGGCGGTTTCGGCTCATCAGATAGCTGTACTGCACCCATGTAAATTGCGTAAGCTCATCAAATGCAATAAAGTCGTAATGCTTTCCCTGATAGTTAAACCGGTCCTCATCCCGCTGCATATTCCCGAAATAGATCTTCGCGCCGGATGGGAACGTCCATACATGCTTTGTCTCGTTATACGATGCCTTTGGAAACGCCGCGCCATATACCTCCCGGCTTCTGTCCACAAGGTCCGTAAGCTGAGGAAATGTCCTCCTGAAAATAATTCCCCTGTAGTGCGGAATATGTACCTGCCGCAGCGCCTCGGCCAAAAGCGCGTCGCTTTTCCCGCCGCCTGCCGCGCCGCCATATAACGCCTCGTATTCCGGCCTTTGCTGAAATGCAAACTGTTTTTCCTGCGGAGACCAAATGCTACCCATCCGTCTCCTCCTTCAGCACAGGAGCCAGAAGAACCACGCCGGTTTCATCGTCGCTGCGCTCCACCTTCTCCGGCTTGTCGCGCCATTTATCCGGCTTACGGTTTTTCAGCCAAAAGATTTGTGCTGTAACGTCTCCGCACAAAGCTTTTTGCAGAAGCGCCTTTTCCACCTGATAATCAACGACTTCTTTCCCCCTTTTTAGGGCGTCGGAAATGTCGGGATGTTGTTTTTTCCATTCGTACAGAGTGGTTCTCACAACGCCGCATTTCTCGGCAATTTGCTCGTCTGTAAGTCCGTCCCTTGCCCATCCCTCCAGCAGCGCAAGCCCTTCCGGCTCAAGCCACTCTGCGTATTTTCCTTTTGCCATAGCGCTGCCTCCCCTCATCCCATACTACCAGATAAAAAAGCGCCATGCCCCCCGATTTCCCCGTAAAAAAAAGGACGAGGCGTCAAACCCCGTCCCTTTCATGAACTTTCTGCTCTAAGAGTTTTGCCAGCGTGCACCAGCATTTACAATCATACATAAAACAGTGCTTTTCCTGAAACCGCTCCTTGTCAGATTCGCTGCGGAACCGCGTCGCACATTCCGTTCCATACTCCAGCCCGGAACAGGTTATGGCATATTCCGAATCTCTTATGTAATACGGACACTTCGTATTCACCGGCCCCCGGCTCCAATACCGCGTCACCCCAACACCTCCCGAATCATACTTTCTTCCCCGGCCTGTATGGCGTACCGGACCGTTTATAGCATTCGTGTGGATGTATACCGCGCGGGACATCCATGTCAATCAGGTAGTGGCACGCGTTCATAGCTCCGCGCCCGCCTTGCCGCAGCGGTCTGTAATAATAGCAGCCTGTGCATTTGACGACATGCCATCCGCCCGGTTGCTCCTGCGGCTTAGATGCTTCTTGCTTTAGGCGCTCACTTCTCCGCTTCAACGCCGCCCTCGTACTCGCAACGCTCCGCTTATGCGCGCACGCATTGCAGTATCTGCGATTTGGAGCGTATACGAACTCTGCACCGCAAATCTCACATTTTCCCGTTTTCGTCGTCATATCGGCCACCAATCACCAGACACGCCCACATAACAATAGGGCATGATAGAAGCAATACAATTCCCACAGCCTTTGCGAAAGCTATGATTATTTCAAGCATGCCGGGGCCTCCTATTCAATTGTGGAAATCTCAGGGAGCCACATTTCGGGGTTGAAATTCAGCGTGTACTTATACTGGTTGACATCTTTAGATGTGACATCCTCCACCACATAAGTGACATTGTCGCTCAGGCCGATAAAGTGCTTTTTATATTCTCCGTTTTCGTCTTCGACTACGATTTCCAGCTGATTATCCTCGGTATCCGCCGTGATGCTCATTTTTCCCGTCATCTGGAACAGGACATCGCCTTGCAGGCAGTTGATCACTGTCACTTGTCTGATATCGTTAAAATTGTCTGCCTGCTGAGACAAATTATAGGATACCCGCTCTGCTTCGGTAGAGCAGCCAGTCAATGCCATCACAATTAACCATGCCATCATCAATAAGGCTACAACAATTCCATTTTTCATATTTTTCCTCACTTTCATTTTGCGGCCTCCTTGAGCCTGTTTTCAAGCCTGCGCACCTTGTATTGCCTGCGATTTTCCACAGCATCAAAGCACTCGTACATCATACAGAGTTGTTCCAACATGATGGATACGTCCGCGATCTCGTCAACGATGGCATCCGTTGCCGCTGGCTTTTCGTTCACGCCGGCGCGACGCATTTTACAAATCGCCTTTATGAGTTCGCTCATTTCTTCGATTGCAACATCCTCCTGCGCGGTCTGGCCGTATGTAAGGATTGCCTTTTCAAATACTTCTTTCACCGGTTTTCCTCCTCACACATTTTTTGCACCTCGGTTTTCACAAAATCAGAAGTTCTTTTTATTGACTGCAAAACCGAAAGTGCATACCCAGCTACAAAAATCCAAACTAGCGCTGTAATGTTATCTAAGCTCATGCTGTACGCCCTCCTTTTCATGAGCTTGTAATACTTTCACAATGCCCTTAATATCTTCCTTCGTTAAAATATCCGAAAATTCTAAAAGTTCAATACACTTGGCCATCCAGAGCAAAATGCGGTCTGTAGATTCCATATCTGCGTAAATCTGCCGTTCAAATTCACTCATGCTGTACGACCTCCTTCGGCATTTCCCAATCCGATGGAATTTTTGCTTGCAACGTACAATCACCGTTTTCATCTGCAAACCTACACTTATCGCAAGTTAATTGCTTATCGCAATATCCTGCAATAATCATTGCTGCTTTTTCAGCCCTTGTCTTGTTTATCCAAAACATTCTGCATGCCCTCCTTCTCCTTGCACTTTACAAATTCGCAATGCCCATCAAGCGGGCAGCCCGCACACCTGTCATCGTTCAACGGATATCCCTGTATATCGCAGTCGTCGTCCATCATGTCTAACCTATCGGCATAGTCCATTATCACGCCTCCTCTGATGGCTGCTGAAGCCAGTCCAGTGTATCCATTAAATTGTTATTTTTGTCCAGAGCTACGCTAGAATCGTTATATCCAGCCGCTTCACACCTGTCGATAAAATCCGACAGTTCATTATCGTCCATCGCACGGATGCGGTCTGCGTTGGACATTTGCGCTTTATAATCAGGGCAAAGATAACATTCTGTGTTTTCTCCAAGTCTAGCATATTCAATACAGGTTTCTTTATTTACACAGTTACTCATACTTCCTCCTCCGCTGGCTGCTGGAGCCATTGCAATATCAAATCCGGACATTCATAAAAATCATCATTAAGTTTAGTCGAAAGAAACTCCGCCAGTTCATTATCGTCCATAGCCCGGATGCGGTCGGCGTTGGTGATAATCTCCGGGTCGGTTTCAACACCGTATGTACTTCTTAAAGCAGCACAACCCGAACCACGATACGTCACAGTGCATTTCGCAAACGCCAGGCAGTTCTTACAGCCTTTCACCTGTTTCCCTCCTTCGGCTTTGAGCGGTAAGCAATCCATGTTTTTCCGTATTCATCGCCTCTCCCTGCAATTAACCGAGACAAATTATATGCATCCCTCCATCGTGAAGCGTAATCAATTGGAATTGTAGGTTTAAAATCCACATACAATGGTTTAATATCATTTGGATGTCCTTTTGTTATATGTTCCTTTACTTCCTCTAGCGTCAGAGGCTGCGGGTTCTCGTGCTCCGCCTTGTATCGGTCGCGCTCTGCCTCCATTTCCTCCAGCGCGGCCTCGGCGGCTTCGCGGGTCAGTTCTGCCGTTTGGCCAATAACTCCATATGTCCCGTGGTTCCCATTATAATTTTGAGCCTTCACCTGCAAAACGCCATCGCGGCCAATGTAGAAACCGTCGCAAACATCTTCCTCATATCCTGTAATTTTATACCGGCCAGTTCCCATAAAAACAGGGTCCCCAATACTGCACGGCAGCACCACAAGCCGCCCCTTTTTCTTCGCCTGCGCCAGCTCGCGGAGGCGGTCGGACGACACGCCAAGCACCTGCCCGGCTAATTTTAGTATTGCATCCTCGTTAAACGCTCTTTTCATATCCTCCGGCTCCGGACCGGTTTCCTCATAGGCGGCGAGGCGGTCAACCCAGTCTCCACTGTATTCTGTATCGTCGATTTTAAGCCGAAATTTTCCACTGTCAAAGTATGTATATCTTTCCATGTAAATCCTCCTACCATCTGCGACCATCAACAGGTTCAAATCGATGCTGGTCGAGCCAATAATGCGGGCATTCTCGTAATCCGTATAAATACGCCAGATAATCTTTTCCTACATTCGCATTCCCGCATCCAATGCCTCCGCCGTACAGGCATGTGGAGCAATTCCGCGGCACTTTTTTAAACTCATGTACTGCTATTTCTTGCATTGTGAACCCTCCCGTATGTCTCCGGCCCACTGCTCGGCCATGGCACGGGCTATTCCCGGGAATGTCTTTGCTCTGTTCTTTGCTCTATCCGTGGTAAACATTCCTCTGTGCTTTTCCCCGTGCTTGTTTGAATAGGATCCAGAAGGGCACCATGTTCTTTCCGGCATTACAATGTTTGTTGGCATCAACAGCGGCACACCGCGCTCCCACAGCAGCGTCTTTTTGGTAAATGGATGGCCGTATTCATATGGTTGGATTGCCTGTGATGGTTCGGGATACTCAAAAACCCTGCTAGGCGTAGGGTTTTCAATCACTACTTTTTCACAGTCAGCCGCCCATATTGCTAAAAACAATGCTTTGCCGCACAGACCGTCATAATAACGCTCGATATTCAGCTTTCCGCCTTTCCAAAGATGGCGAGCGCCTGCGTTGCTTGTTTTTGTGCACGGCGGGAATGCGACAATCATGTCCCATCTTGTTTCAATGCTGTGCTCGGTCCCGTCCATTGTCTTAAAACTGCAATTTCCATTCAGCAAAGGCAGAACGTTCTGCATGATGTGCCATTCCAGGTGCCCGCCGCTGCATGGTTCAATGTCGCAGCTGTAAGCTTCATGACCTAGCCTCCTCAGTTCAATCGTCACCGCCTGCGATTCTTCGCAGGCTACTAAAATTTTCACTTCGTATCCTCCTGGCGCTTGCCCCAACTGCAAAAATCGTATGGATTTTCTCTGTCCATATGATGGGAACACCATCCTAATCGAGGTTTGTTATAGTTTCGGCACTCCCGGCAGTAGCACGCGCCGGCCGCATGCACCGGGTCGATGGCGGGGGCATTCTCCACCATCCCATAGGCCAGATCGATTGCCTTGTCATACCCATCGGCCCAGCTTTCGGGTGGCGCTCCGCAGCCTCCAACATCATGCAATCGCTTCAACAGCGCCTTTCGGCTTATCAAATCGTCCACGGTCTATTCCTCCCACATATCCATCTGGTCATTATTGGCTTCTTCCTGTGTCCTGTCATGCATCCACCAGTCGAAGTATTCAATTCCCGTAGACGCGAGCTTAAACGGTTCCAGCCCGTCCCTGATACGGTCATCAATGATATGCTGTGCTGTGCGTATATACTGGTCGCGGAATTTGGGCCATCTATTAAACTCATGCTCACGCCCCGCGCGGCGCGCCATGGGGCAGCCGATACAGCCGAGCCGCGTAAATCCCTCATCGTACAGACTGCATTGCTCCAACCCTACATCCTTGGAATAGTCCCAGATATCCGAATCTGTCCAATATGCAATCGGATTCACACGCCGCTCAGCGGTTGCATAGCATTGTTCAAATATGCGCCGATTTTCACTATTATCGAATGGCATTACGATATTTTTTCCGTCCTTGCCATGCTCCACAATTTCAAGCTCATTGCGCTTTTTCATTCGATTTGAACTCTCGAATTTGCGAACGCCCATGCACTTAAAAGCCTTTCCGCATTCTGGTGCAGGACGTTCTTTTAAGGATTCACAACAAAAGCGTCGTTGTCTCATTGGCAGCATCCGTTTTTTTCGGCATAGCTCCCACATACTCATTTCATACAGCACGTCATATGTTAAATAACCCATGTCTCGGTATTTCTGGAAATTTGCACGCTGAAAATAGACAAGCTCCGGCGGGTCGATTCCTGTGATATTATGCATATAAAAATGTTTAACTCCCGCCCGGCGCATCAGATGTCCAAGCACGCGGCTGTCCTTTCCCTCGCTGGTGCAGACACAATAGCCCCGAGGGTCTGCGTGGAGCGCCGCGCCCTCGTAAAATTGCAGCAGTTTTATAGCTTCCACATCAGGCGCATTCTTGGTTGCTCCCGATTCGTTCCACTCAAGTTGATAATCCATTCTTTTCTCCAATCACGTCGGCTCTACACCCATCTTTTCATATGCAACCGCTATAGCGTGCCGCATCTCATCTGTAAACGTATCCCTGCCTCCCTGTGCAAGAATCTCCAGCAGCTCCGTGCGCATCCGCGTATAAAATGCTCCGACCTCTCGCTCATCAAGCTCAAGCTCTATTGCTGCGTTGTAGTGCGCCAGCGCCATGGCTTCGCACACAGCGTCGATTCCTTCACGGATCCCGTTGTTTTTCACACGGGCAAGCGTAAGCGCAAGATTTTTGCTCAATGTTTTCCGGCCTCCCATTCCCGATAAATCTCCATGTAGTCGTCCAGCCGCATTGTAACCAGCCACCGGCAGTTATTGCGTCGGTGCATCACTACGGGGAGCATCCCGTCCGGTGCGTCATGCTCGGCCTGTGACATAGCGGCGTACAGGTCAAGCCTTTCCACACGCTTGCACTCGATGTGCAGCCCCGGCAGGCCTACAACGTCGGCATCGCCATTCGCACCGCAATACTGCTGCCCTCGTCTGGCATCATATCCGTGCCGCCGAAGCTCTCCGGCCAGCTCACGCTCTCCGCGTTTCCCTTTTTCACGGCTGTTCATGGCTCCTCCTTGAATACCACTTCGGTAAACTGCTGGTGCAGCCCGTTAAAGTTCATCGGGATATCACCGGTCCGTCCCTCTTTGTTCTTTGCGATGATTACCGTATATTCCCGCTTATCGTCATCCTTGTGCAACAATAATATCTCGTGCCCCCATACCCGATTTGCCGGACAGAAAAACAATCTGTATAATGGAAAGGGGTAATGAAAAATGTCAACCAAAGAACGAAAGCACCCAGCGCCGCCGCGTTACGATGAGGCCTTCAAGGCGGGGGCAGTGCGGATGGTCACCGAGCAGGGGCGGCCCAGCCGGGAGGTGGCCGCGGAACTCGGCATCTGCATCGACACGCTGCGCAGCTGGCTGAAAGCGGCAGGCGCACCATCGCCGGGGCAAGCTGACCGCCAAAACCGCGACGCCAGACGCCTGCGCGAACTGGAGGCGGAGATTCGAGCACTGCGCAAGAAGCTTGAAGAGAAAGACGGGGTCATTGACATCCTAAAAAAATCCGTCGGCATACTTTCCAAACCATAGAGGACAAGTACCGATACATCCGTACGGCCCGCGCGGGGGCCTCTGTGGAACTTGTATGCCGACTGCTGGAGGTCTCCCGCAGCGGGTACTACGAATGGCTGGGCCGCAAACCTTCTTTGCGCCGGCAGCAGGATCAGGAACTGAAACGCCGGCTGCTGAGCCTGCACCAGCGTTATCCCGCCCTTGGGCTGGACAGCCTGTATCACCTGATCCGCCCGCAGCTTTCCTGCTCGCGCAAGCGCATCCACCGCCTGATGAACGAGATGAACATCTCCTCCACACGCAGGCGTGCCTACAAAGCCACGACCAACTCAAGACACGCGCACCCCATCGCGCCCAATCTCCTTGCGCGCCGCTTCTCCTTTGACAAGCCAGACACCGCATGGGTCGGCGATATTACCTATATCCCCACCGGCGAGGGCTGGCTCTACTGCGCTGTTGTGAAAGACCTTTGCACAAAGCAGATCGTCGGCTACGCCTTCTCCGACCGCATCGACACAAATCTCACTCTCGCCGCCCTCGGCATGGCCGTCCGGCGCCGCAAGCCTCTGCCCGGCCTCATCTTCCACTCCGACCGCGGCGTCCAATACGCCGCCTACGCTTACCGTCAGCGTCTCGCCAGCCTCGGCATCCGGCAAAGCATGTCCCGCAAGGGCGATCCCTATGACAACGCCGTGGCCGAAAACTTCTTCAGCTGCCTCAAGTGCGAGTGCGTCCATCTGCGCCATTTCGCCTCAAGGGCACATGCCATGGCAGACGTCTTCGCTTATATCGAGACCTTTTACAATCCGGTGCGCCCGCATTCCTCTATTGGCTGGCGTCCTCCGGATGCCTTCGCGCGTGCCTTGTCTGAGCATCCCGCCGCCTGACTGTGATACGACAAGATATCCTGCGTTTCTTTCTGTTTTTTCTTCATTTTTACTGTCCACGAAACCGGGAAGGGCACACTCGTCTGCATCCTGTTCTATCTGACCGCTTTCCCTCAAATCTTCCATGCTCGGCATCTGTCCCGCTCCACCACGGTTGAGCTGAGAGAGCGCGATCACAAGCATGTTTGTGGATTGTGCCCAATCGTGCATCGCAAGAGACGCATTTGTTACCTTTTCGTACCGTGTCTTTCCGTCGCTCTTTACAAGCCCGAGATAATCCACCATTGCAACATCTGCTTTTCTGCGCAAAGCCTCGGAACGCATCCACGCCACGCCTTTCCCACTTGCCGGAACGATTTCAATCGGCAACGCCGCCAGTTCATCCATCAAGTTCAAATCAACGGTTTTCATGTCAAGCGTTCTGCGCTTCACATCGTCGAAATCGAGACCGCACCAGTTCGTTGCCATTCGGTTTACCAGCTTATCCGGACGCGTTTCCAAACTAAAATATACGACCTTGTACTTGTTCTTTGCGAAATTCAATGCCAGCGCCAATGAAAACGCCGTCTTTCCCGCGCTCGGCCTTCCTCCGATGATGACGAAATCGCTTCGGCTCATATAAGAGTATTTATCCAGCCTCGAAAATCCCGTTTTGAAATACTCCTGCTCTCCTTCCGACTGCTGACGCAGGAAATCGAGTACCCCGTTCATCATGGAAACCCCTTCGCTCTCCGCTGTTCCGTTCAGCAAGCGAATCAGATCATCTGCTTTTTCTCTGGTTTCTTCCACTGTAAGGCCTTCAGACGCGATGGAAAGCCCAATGCTCTGTGCCCTCGTTAAAACTGCATTGTCCTTCACGGTTTTGCAGTAAGATTCATATGCGGAATACGATACAGGCGCTTCACAGCATCGCAGCACAAGGTCCTGCTTTCCAGGTAATCCGCAAACTGTAACAGTATCGATTCTTCCAACGCGCTGCCATAACTGGTGCAGTTCTTCAAACAGTTCCGAAAGGTCAAGGTCCGTGAAATCGGATTTGTCCAACATACCGAATACCTCTCCCGGACAATTCTGGTTCTGTATGAGGCATCCAATCACCGCGACTTCCGCACTATTCAAGTACCGTACGCCTCTCTTTCTTTTCCGTGCAATTCCTTCTCTCCCACGTCCTTACAGCGGCACGCCAATCTTTCATCCGGACCTTTCCAAGCATCCAGCCGCGGGCTTCGTGGTAGTCATAAAATGCCGATGCATCGATTCCGTTTTTCCGATCTGCACAATATGATGCAATCTCTTCCACAGACGGCTTTTTGAAGCTGCTGCAGGTGTTCGCAGATGCACTCTCAGTCGTAACAAATTTCGATGCGTGTGCGTCACTCTCTTTTTTATTATTTTTTTTATATATATGTATGTCGTGACCTTTTGTCACAGCCAGTTGTGACCTTTTGTCACATCTAGTCGTTTCGATTTCATCAAAAACCGCATTTAATTCATGCACATTCAAGTGGTAAAAAAGTCTGCTTGGCACGCCCATGCGTTTGCTTTCAATCACGTTTCGGTCAATCAGGACCTGTAGCGCGGAGCGCTGCTGCTTTGCTGTAAGCCCGGTATCACATTCGATGTCATCACGGCTCACGCAAAACCAGCCGTCGTGTTCCACCAAAAAACCGGAATCAAATGCGTATTGATACCGCGCACACAATTCTCCAACCATGACCGCTTCATTCACGCCAAGAACACGGGCAAGTGCCTTGTTGTACATGATGTATCCGGTGTTGGAAAGTAATTCTACCGCGAGATTCATTTTTTATCCTTTCAATCCGTAACGCCTGCAAAGCCTGTCATCCAGTGTTACAGGCAATAGGTGGTACTTCTTCAAAAACGTATCACGTCCCAACGTGTGTGCCTCCATATGCTTTTCGTGCGAAAGCGGAAGCACACGCATTCCTTTGTGCACGATTTCTTCCCTGTCCCTACCAGCACCAACCGCATCAATGTGGTGCAGTTCACAGGCCCGTCCGGTTAAACAGCACTTTTTGTTCATCAGACAAGCATATACATACCGCCCAATATCCGGACTGTTTTCAACGAAATCCTGCTTTGTTGGTACGCCCCAACGGACACAAAACTCTATGACAAACTCGATAAACCGGTTCGCTGTGGTAACGCTGCAATCCCCGACGGAAAAATATTCTCCGCCTGTTTCTGCAACGTATTGATATTTCATCAGTTCTTTCATGTCCTCCGGAGGATACCCAAAATGCATGGACATGTCACGGAGCAGCGCGTAGATAAACCTGCGCTGCCGCTCCGTGATCGTCCTGCCGTCAGAAAGCACCGCTGTGCACCTGATAGGCAACTCGGAAAGCTTGTCCGTATGTTCATATGGGACAAAGCAATAAAAGCCTTCTCCCGTTAAGACCTTCGTGATACGCGCTTCTACCCGTTCCATCAGAATGGGCAATCTTCCGCTGCGTCGATTACGGCAAAATCATCATTGCGCGCTTCTACAACGCTGGCGTCCGGTCGCATCTTTTCTTTGTATGTTTCGCTTTCTTTGATGCGGTTCTGCACCCACTCCGGAAGCTTTTGCAGATTTTCCAGCGCATCCGGCGCGTCCAAATCAAACAAAATTAAGGCGTTGGTTGTTTTTTGAGGAACGCTCATGCCTTTTGGCATCTTACTTACGCTTCCCACTTTGGCGTACGGAGAGCCGTCGCTTTTTGTTCCGTGAACTACAGAGATCATACACGCCTTTCCCAATACATTCCGCAGGTCAAATCCGTCCATTTCTTCCTGGGTGAACGCCCTGCCCCTCCAATTTTCAAGCATCTTGCGCAGGTTCGCCTTTTCCCCCAGCGAATTTGTATAGGTCTCTGAAATTGCTCTCGGCTTCATTTCTCCCTCGACCTCGATTTCCTCTCCGGGAAGCTCCCACATGAAAATGACTTTCTGCGCATAGTTGTTGAAAGTCTTATTGTATTGCTGCCCAATGTCAACAATGGCATAACACATGGCAGGGTAAGAACCCGCCTCCAAAATCGGGAATTTAGAACCTCCGGAAGCTTTTGCAATTAAACTCATTTCTCGTCGTCCTTTCTGAATGGATCGTATTCTCCGCCGGGTTCAATCGGCGGAATCGGTGTTCCCTCGGGCGGGAACAAGAGGGCACCAGCCCGGACGCTCCCGCTCCGGTGATAATATCCAGTTGTATTGTGTGGCCGGAGTAGCCTTACAAAAAAAGCGGTTGAAAGCATCTTCGTGCCGAAGAAAAGGGCAGTATTGACATACTTCACGCCCTTCCGGGAAAAACACGCGAATGCTGGCGCGATATTCCGTGTAGTAGGATATCCCATCGCAGAATCCTTTCATGCTACCAACGCCATATCTTCAGCATATTCCCAAACATATGTACCCGGCTCTGCAACGATCTCGTTCTCGTCGTCTGCGTCCACAAGGTATTCATCATCACGCACCGTGCAGCATTCGCTGCATCCGAGCACGGCTCCGCGTAAATCAAAATACAGCTTTTCGTGGTATCCGAGGCGCGTGTGGCATATGCTGCACTTCGGGTTTTCGCCTTCATCACAAGGGTCCCATGCAATCGAGACACCAACAAAATTCAGTTCATACATTTGACACGCCTCCCGTTTCGTGGTATTTTTTAGATGTAGATTTTTTGTCTGCGCCTCTGTTATCCGTGCCAGCGGATGCAGGGGCTTTCTTTTTTGCTTCTTCGCGCAACAGTCGGTAGCTGCATACGTTCAACCATCCCTGTGTTGTTCCGTATCCGCACAGTTTAACGGCCTCTTTTATCCGTTCTGCCTGTTCGCGCGTAAATCGGGCGGAAATGCGGTGTGGCAGCTTGTGCCTGTCGCCCGACCGTTTACATTGCTTCGCGGGTAAACCGCCGTTTCTGGCTGTTGCAACCGCGTCCAACGCGGCCTGCGCTTCTGCTGTGCGCCTTACGCCGTATTTTCCGGGATTGTTGGCCTTGCTGTCCAGCGATTTATCGTATCCGCTGAACCCGGCCGCACGTACAACCTGCACGCATTCTTTTTGTGTCATGGCTTGTCCTCCTCTCTTACAACTATGTACCCACCAATCCCAGCCAGCACCCCCACCAGCCCAAACGCCAGCGTTGCAAGCCCCGGCAGCATGTCCGAGTTTCCACGGCCTATCGCCTGCAAGCCGTCTAGCACGGGCAGTATAGATGCGAGCAGTACCACCTTGTAAATAAGGCTTGTCCATCCGCGCAGGCCGCGCGGGAGGCGCAGGCAGAACGGGTTAGGCTCCTTGCTACGCAAATACTCTCGCAAGTTGCTCGCATGTGATTTCACCGCCAGTCAGCCCCTTTCTCCACAATGTAGTTACGGAAACGCCCATAATTTTTGCGGCCTCTTCTTGCTTGTACACAATTTTGTCTGGAAACATCCGGTCTGCCGTTGCTCTGATACGCTCTAATGTTGGGTAAAACAGTTCTTTCTCGCGCGGCATCATACCGCCTCCTTTCTGTACGGTTTATGGTACATATTTCCTGCTATTCTGATTGTACAGACTTCTCTGCAATCAGTTCGTCGAGCGCGGCGGCCTACTTCATCATCTCGTCTACGGTTTTACCGAAGTAGGTGGCAACCGCATGAGCATGTTCGAGAAGTGGACGTTTTCCATCTCTCCAGTTTTGTACGGTAGTACAGTGCACGCCTACTTCTTTAGACAATCTGTAATTAGTAATGCCGCGCTCCTTTTGCAATTTCACCAAATTTTCAGAAAAAGACAAAAAAATACACCCTCTTTCTATTGACAATACTAGATTATAATGATAGTCTAATAATGTAGATTATTAGAGCAACAAAAGTGGACATTGCCCTATGCCTGAGGGCATCTTAAGGTCTGCTTTTGTCTTATCACACGCTCTAGTATAATCTAATTGTTTCTACTTGTCAACAAATATTAGACTAAATTAGATTAAAAATAGAGGGCGGTTTTTATGAATTTTGCACAACAGTTATCCAAACTAATGGATTCACGCGCACTGACGAACTACCAGCTCGCAAAAGATTTAGATATACACCCGACAACTGTTGCAAATTGGCTTGCGGGAAAAACTCCTAGAAAAAAGACCCTCGCTATTCTGTCCGATTACTTCGGCGTATCCGTAGACTATCTTTTGGGAAATGAAGAGGCTCCCGCTGCATACGAAGATGACGACGAACTCAATGAAATGTTGGAAGATGTGCGTCGCAGCCCTGAATTACGCACTATGTTTTCGATAACAAAAAAAGCCACACCTGAACAGGTGCGGCAGTATATTAAAGTAATTAAGGCCTTGCGAGGTGGAGATGATGACGAATAGCGTTTTTGTCTGGGTAAAGGAGCTGCCATACGGTATGAATGCGGCTACACTGCTTGATGAAGACGGAAACTACAATGTCTATTTGAATGCAAGGCTCGATTTCAGCGCTCAACGTAAAGCGTATGAACATGAGATGGTACACATTCGGCGTGGAGACTTTTACAACGATCTGCCAATTGCGGATGCCGAAAACATATAGATGTGCCGAGATTTGAACGAGGTGCTTGAGTGAAACAAAAAATATACAACATCGGAATCAATCTCCTGATCGCTTTGTTTGTATTTATTAGTGTGATTCTCCCGATTTTCGGTCCGCCTATCCGTCGTTGGATACAGGATTCCAATAAACCGCCGGAGCAAATTGCGCGTGAAACACATGAACGGCTCATGAAAAATGATGATTACGCTTTCGGATACGATGATGGATATGAAGACGGTTATTTGGACGGGATCGATGAAGTTCTTTCCATGTTAGAACATCATGGGGAAGAAGATACGCTTAATTACTATTCCTAATGAATGAAGGCGGTGCATTTATGCCATACACTTCTCAAAATGTTGTTGTAAGCATTTTTCTTACACTCGTTTCATATTTACTGCCGGTGTGTTGCGTTGCTGGGTGCATGAAAAAATCGCACAGTAAAAAGTGGGTGTTCGGTGTAGTTATAGCATGCATTCTTCCCGCTTCACTCTTATGGACTATACTGCATTTTGCGTCCGGTGCTTCACACAATGTCTACCCTGCTTTAATTTGGGGTTGCATTGCCTTCGCCATGCTTTCTGCGCGTAATGATGTAATAAAAAAACGGGAATACGACGACGCTTCGCAATCTCTTGAAACTGAAACAATCGAGCAGAAAAATGGAACAGAGCCAGTTCCGATGAGCAATGACAATTCCGAGCCTTTAATGAATAAGCAATTGCAAGAACAGAACAAAAGCGAACAACCAAAGCAGGAAACTCAAGTTATTGCTTATGTTGATGCATGCGAACCCACATCGAAACCGGAATTTAATTGCGCTTTAAAAACCGGTGCGTCAGACGATACAGCCGCACCAAAGCAGCGCGCTACATTCTGCCGGTATTGTGGCACCAAATACGGGCCAGATGATACAGAATGCCCCGGATGCGGGAAGCATGTGCGTATTTCTTTTAAACTTAAAAGCGCGCGGATTCCATTCTTTATTTCTCTCACTGTAAATGTAATCCTTATTGTTTTCTGTGTTCTGTTCGTCTCCGGCGCATATTCTCAAGCTATTGCATATGAAAATGAATACTCCTCTTTACAGGCGAAATACGATTCATTAAACACAAAATATTACAATATTTCAAAAGCCGCTGCCCAGCGCCTCGAAACAATAACGGAATTAAAACCGTACAAAGAAAAGGCCGATTTTCTTGATGCTCACATAGCTCTTGTCGTTTCCGGAGATGGATACGCTTACCATACTTATGATTGCCACTTATTCCAGAACTGTGATTCATTTTGGGCATATAACATTGAAGCCGCACGGTCAAAAGGCTATTCCCCATGCAAAGTTTGCCACTAAATCATACGAAAGGACATTTCCACATGAAAGAACAATACATGGACACCGAAAAAGCCTCTGCAATCTTGCAGGAGCGTGATTATGTCAAGCGCGACGCTATGATCGACGCACTCACCGAGGAAGAAGTAAAGGTTTTTTGTAAGTTCTTGTTGGAGATACTGCCGCGCAGAGGTACGCCGAAGGTCAGCGTCAGAACGATTAGTTGACAAATAAGAAACGCCCCACGGCGGCAACCGTGAGACGTTTCTATAGAACAGCTTACCCTTGGAGGATAATCCATCCCGACAATCGGATTATATCACCTCCGGGGTAGGCTTGGCAAGTCATACCTTGGAGGGGCGACCGCTCCTCTGCGAAAAAAAAGGAGCGTGAATTGAAATTGGCACGCAAGAAACTTACAGATGGCATGCGGCAGAAAGAAAATGGGGTATGGGAGTTACAGGAAACCATAAACGGGAAACGCCGCTCATTCTCTTCTCTAAATCCAGTTGAAGTGATACGTAAGCGGGATATGGCTCGGGCAGAAGGTGCAGCAGAAAAAATTTTGGGCATCCAGACGGACGAAAAGCCTAAAGCGCCGCTTTTTGAAGAGGTCGCTGAAATATATGATGGTCAGGTATGTGAAATGAAACACGGAACACAAATAGCATACCGTCCAGCGCTCCGACGCGCTAAGGCATATTTCAAAGGCATGCGCATAGATGAAATTGAGCCGTACATGGTAACACAGTTTCTTAAGTCAATCAGCGGAATGGCTCAATCGACTGTATCAAATCAAAAAACTGTTCTTAATTCGATTTTTCAAATATGGATTGATTCTCCCGAGTGGGCGGGGTTCAGAAACCCGGCAGACCTTGCCAAAATGCCACGAAAGCTAAAAAAGGGCAAGCGAATGCCTCCAAGCAACACGCAAGTACAAATAGTAAAGGACAATCTGGACGATCTGGAAGCGCTCCCGGCGGTTGTATATTTATGTACCGGCGAACGCCGTGGAGAAGCCTGTGCAATACAGCTCCGTGATATCGACTTTGAAGAAAATTTGATTGATGTTTCAAAGTCTGTTGAGTTCATCGGGAACCGACCTCACATCACTGTTACAAAGACAGAAGCGGGTGTTCGCACTGTACCATTGCTCTCACCCCTAAAACAAGCCCTACAGCAGCTTAGAAGCATGTCACCCGAGACTTATATCATCGGGCTTAAAGAAACGCCTGTAACGGCTTCTGAGTACCGCAGAATGTGGATACGCTTTTGGCGCAAACATGGAATGGCTCAACCTATCGAAAGAACCATGCGCAGGAAGAGGAACGGACGCGAAACAACAGTATCGTACACTGATTGGAAAGCCGACATATGCGCCCATCAATTTCGCCACGAGTATGTTTGTATGCTGGCCGAAGCAGAAGTACCGGAAGAAATAGCGATTTTACTTGTTGGACACGCAAATGCCAAAATGATTCACGAAGTATATTTGGCTCTCAAACCAAGCATGGTTCATAGTGCGAGAAATAAATTAAATGAACTTTTGAATACTAAAAGCCAAGAAAACAACACTTAA